TATAATACTATTGCAAATTGGATTCTTCTTTCTTACTCTTGGATAAAACTTGCAATTGCAGAAGGTGCTCCGTTGACACGATCGCACTTTAAGGAGAATTGTGTGATACATGCTTATGGTGATGATTTCATTGGAACTGTTTCTGACAATGCTCAGTGGTTTAACGGAGACACAATTCCACCAATCTTAGAGTCGTGTGGTGTCAAGGCAACGGCACCTGACAAGGGTGAAATTTCTAAATTCTCGAAGTTTGAAGATCTTGTGTTTCTGAGTCGTTATTTTGTGAAGAACCCTTTTGATGGACCCGAGTCGATGATTGTTGGACCATTGCCCAAGAGTTTGATTGAAGAAATTCCGATGTGGTATTACAAAGGTGCAGATAAGACGGATTACACTTCAACGATTCGAACTTGTGTTCGTTCTGCTGCTCTTTGGGGCCGTGATTATTTCCAATGGTACTTGGGTAAAATGAGGATGACAAAAACCGGACGTGAATTTCTGGATTATATTGATACGGAAAGCATTTTTCTTGAGGTTTCACGACCATTCACATCTGGATTGCGTGCTTTTGTTTCGAAGCCCTTCATTTACTTTGGACCAGGTCGGACAAACGAATACTCTCCCGAGCTTATAAAACATGTTGTGTACAAGGGTTTTGATTTTGGAAGTTGGGATGCTGCTTTTGGTTTTGCGATGGCCCTTTCTGCACAAGATCCAAATCCCTCTCGTTTTTGTGGCATGGATAAATTGAAGGCGCGTCAAGCAATTGATAAGATGCGCAAGAGCGGTTTTGTCTGGGAAGAGAAAACTTTGCTTTACCATGTGCAGGGAATTTTGGAAAGTTTTCTTGAGGGTAATTCCCATGCACGAGATGCTCTTAAAGCATCTTGTGAAGCTGTTCTTGTTTACTGGGTCAAGGATAGTCGGCTCGGCTCAGGGATTAGCCCTGAACTGAAGCCAGAGACGTTTCTTTCCTTTGGAGGAAAGAATTTTGTGGGGACTGTTCTCATGGAAATGAGAAGACGTCTTTGTGTTTAAATATTTTGAGTATTGCTATTAGTATAGTTTGTATCT